AACGCCTCATTATCTTTATAGGTCAAGATCAGTTCCTCAAAGTCCGGATCATCATGTAGCTCTGTATGGTACCAGAACTCATTTGAGGGGTTGAAGTCTAACCAGATGACGTCACTGGTACGTATGGCTAGCTGATTATAAGCTTCGAAGCCGATATTGTTACACTCGTTTATGTACAATATATTGCGTCGAGGTCCCCTAACCTTGCCCTCCTGATCGGCAGAAAAGAACTCGATGTACGACCCGTTATGGAATGTGTAGGTAAGCAGCGTTCTGTTGTACCTCGTGTCGTCGTAGCGTCCTGTTACCTTCATTATCTTTAGAAAATCTTTCAGGGCCCCTTTTCGAAGGTGGGGAACCGATTCGGATACGACGGATATTTCCAGCCCAGACTCTCGCGCAGCCCTGTCGATAAGTATGGGCAAGATTCCACAGGTCTTTCCTGCGGACGTTCCCCCTGGTATACCCCTTATCCTCTTTGTCATCTTCCTCAGCTTGCTTATCGCTGTCGTATAGCAGAAGCCCTCAACCTGTTTAGTCGTCCTTGCCATCTGCGAATAGCGGCTGCTCCTCTGTTATAGTCATCTCGGATCTCTGTCTGTTTTGAAAATGCTCGGGGTCAAGGTTTGTAAGCAGGAATATGGCTGCACCTACATTAGGAGCCACTACCACCTTTTCTTCATCCTCTACCATCTTCACAAGTTGCCCTCTTGTACCGTCTTGATTTGGGCGATATTCCTTGTGCTTCTTAATCTTAGTGTATTCACCACCTTTGGCAGCTTGCGATAAAGACACAGAGAGCTCATAGGTCAGCTTTGACTTAAAGATTTTTTTGCCCCTCTCAATAGCTTCCCTGAACTCTTCTCTTTCGAGCCATGTTTTATAGGTCTTATAGTCGATGTCCATATGCTTGCAGAAGTCTTTCATTAAAGCTCCTCCATACTCCATCAAACCATTCTCCGCGACCCACTCCTCGCATTGCTTGATTTTTTTTTGATTATACTTAGCCATTTCTATTCTGCAAAATTAATTAGTTTATAGAACTCCTTTCGCATCTCACTATTGAATTGGAATACTCCTGTAAAATGAGAGACGCACATATTTCCGTCATTTCTGGCACCTCTCATAGTCTTGCACAAGTGTTTCCCTTTCATTACAATAGCGAAACCGAGAGCCTCGTTATTGAGAGCTTCTGAGAGCATATCTACAATATCTTTAGCAAGTCGCTCTTGTAATTGCAATCGTGCAGCACAATACCCGACTACTCTTGCTACCTTTGAGATGCCAAGAATCCGACCTTTAGGAGATGGAATGTAGGCAAAATAATATTTCCCAAAAAAAGGGAGAATATGATGCTCACACATAGAATAGTAGTCTCCGCTATCGAAAACAATATCGGAAACCTCATATTCATTGTCAAATGTGGTGATTTTAGGCTTCTGGCTTTCATCATATCCTCTAAATATCTCTTTCCACATACGCACAATTCGGTCGGGAGTGCCTTTCAGACCATCCCTGTCAGGATTCTCGCCAATAGCGATTAAGAGAGTTTTTATCGCACTCTTAATATCTTCTGTGTTTGGAGTGATAGTTTCCATTTTGGATTAGCTTTTACAAATTTTACACAATGCTCGATGTTTTCTCTGTTTCGCTGCTCATCGCCTGTATCGCAAGGCTGCACGAAATAATGCGCTGCCGTGATGCCCCCTGTAGGGTCAGCATAGAGAGTCTTTCCATCGAGAACAATTTTCACCTCCTGAGCGGTCTTGATGACAGGCTTTCCGACTGAGCCGACATAAGCCTCTTTCGGAGATACCGTCACCCAATCGACATTCGAGGGAACTTCACGAGTGCCGTTCGTCTCGATAGCGACCATCTTTCCGAGGTCGTGAATCTTATCCACGAGCGAACGAGTGAGCTGCAATGTAGGCTCTCCGCCTGTGATGACAACGAGAGATGCAGGATATTGTGCGATTTCAGCGCATATCTCATCCTCTGTTAGGTCTTGGTAAGGCTGATGCTCAGTATCGCAGAAAGAGCATCTCAGATTGCATCCTGAGAGCCTCAGAAAGATAGCCGCCTCTCCTGAGTGCGCTCCCTCTCCCTGAATCGAATAGAAAATCTCATTTACCCTCATAGCACACCATCATCTTTGAGTTTGTCATCTACATAAACGGCGAAGTTGCCCTCACTCTCTCTGACTGATGCCTTATAGCACTCGGGAATCTGTTCTGTAATCCATCGGGCGATATTCTCTGCTGTTGGATTGAATGGCAGTAACTCATTCAGATTGCCGTGGTCGAGCTTGCCATGAATCTTCTCTTTGATATGCTTGAAGTCACAGACCATGCCATCCTTGTTGAGCTTATTAGCCTTGCAATAGACGGTGATAATCCAGTTGTGACCGTGCAAGTTCTGACACTTGCTTTCGTAGGATAATTTCAGATAGTGGCTCCCTGCAATCTCCATCCTTTTTGAAACATAGTACATAAGCGATATTTATTTGATATGGTTAAACTTGGTTTATTCCTCATACTCGGTCGGGTCATCGATTCCTGCATCCCTGAGAGCCTCTTTGCGCTCTACGCAAGTTCCACACTTGCCGCAATGCTTCTCGCCTCCCTTATAGCAGGAGTAGGTCTTTGAGTAATCGATGCCGAGAACCTTGCCGACCTTTGCGATGTCGGTCTTTGAGTATGATGTGTATGGTGCAAAGATATTGATATGCTCGTATGTGCCGTATGCCATTGCCTGATTCATCGCATCGATGAATGTAGCTCTACAATCGGGATAGATGGTGTGGTCTCCTGCATGATTGGCGATGAGAACCTTTGTCAGACCTCTACTCTCTGCAAGACCACAGGCGACAGAGAGCATGATGCCATTGCGGAAAGGAACGACAGTCGATTTCATGTTCTTATCCTGATAGTGACCCTCAGGAACTGCATCCGCTCCCTCCAAGAGGGATGATCTGAAATACTTGCCCATGAAGTCGAGAGGGATGATGAGACGCTCGATACCGAGCCGATTACAATGATAGGCTGCAAGCTCAGCCTCTCGTTTGTTGTGATTGCTGCCATAGTAGAAAGTGACTGCGAGAGCAATATAATCCTTTTGGTCGTACAGGAGCGTAACGCTATCCATGCCACCTGATAAGATGATTAAACTATTCTTCATATCAATATATTTTTGGTGAAACTATGCTTTTTATATAGCGGTCGGAGTTATAGGAATTTATCTGCATACTTGCCGAACTTGACCCACTCGTTGAAGTTATTGACAGCTCCTTCTCTTGATTTAAGTCGGCAACTATCTTTGCTCATATACTCCATCAGCCCTGTCTTTGGATTGAATTTATAGAGAAAGCAACCAATATTTCCGTATAGCCAAGATGCGCTATCTACGCTATCAAAATGATATTTGTGCAAGTTTGCAAAAGTGGTATATCCCAATCCGTGTATCTTGCTCTTGTGCTCGTGGGCGGTCTTAATGAACCAAGGAAAAGCTTTCTCGTATATCTTTCGTGGTATCTCTTTCGTCGCAATTCCTCCGAGGGCGACATATGGATATTCTTCGCACATTCGTATGAAGTATTCTTTTCCTCTGTTTTTATGCCATACAGGGATGGGCTTCTTTCCTGTCAAAGCTTCAAGTTTCTCTCTGAGCCGTTCAACCTCTTTTATCCCAACTACACTATCAATATCAAGCTCAAAGAATAATTCTACCTTATGGCGATTAATAAAAGCAGCATATTCTTCGACATACTCATCCCAATTAATAGCACCTCTGTGAGAGCCTGACATAAACGTGAATGCGCCACTATCAAGCAAGAAAAACCCGAGGTGCTTGACAAGCGTCATAAATTCCTCTTCCTTTCTGAGATAATAAAAGCTCTCAAGGACATTGATACCTTTCAGCGCATTCTCTCCTGCGAGAAAATCAGAACCGAATAGATTTTCTCGAGGTATCTTCTTTTTATTGTTGCATCCCGCGAGAAATATCTTCATAAGAAATACATTCTTAATCTTGTTATCCGATTGGTTATCTATATGTTTTACCTCCCCCGTACACAATAATGAATGATTAACGAGCGGAGCGGAAAGACAAATCTTCATTATATTATATACTATTTAGATAATTATCCAACCGTAAGCTATTACTTCACTTTGATACCGCTGAAATCTTCGGATGATAGAGCTGTTTCAATGAGAGATTTGATTTCATCTTTCTTTTCTGCAAGCTCTTCAGGGATTGATACGGTCAACTTCTCTCCTTTAGATTTTTCGTCTTCGTTTCCTACGCTATCAAAGAACTCATCCATATTGATTTCGCTTTCTTGGATAGGCAGGTCAAGTCCCCAATCTTCAAGTTCTGAGGTCTCCCATTCATTAGCAAGGCTTTCCCAATCCCATTTACCGAAGCCGTTGTTGTCAATTATAGTATAGG